TAATTCACTAAGGTTTGAAAGGCATATGTTCACTTCTTATGTAAATGCACTACATAATGTTGTCGTGCGAGGAGCAAAGACCGTTAAACCAGCGGAGCGTAACCTTGTAGTGGATGATTATACTGGATAAGCACACCCTTTATAGTCACTGTATTTAAAGATTCCTACATTACCCTAACCGCAAAGGTTTTAAAAAGGAGGTGTTAATGTGTCTAATACAGTAAGAGTGATTATTCAAGTTTCAGATTATCTTAATTCACAGCTAATTGAAGAATCTGATAGGTTGGGGATTCCTAAGACATCAATTGTTTCTTTTGCTTTAGACCAGTATTTTATTCAAAAAGAAGGTATGAGAGCTATGCCTAATTTAGTACTTTCCCCCGATATGGCTCGTTGGTTTCGGGAGGTACCCGCGAGGGAGGGGACCGAGACTGGCGAAGCCTAAAAAAGGGGGTTGGGGCGCCTTTGTAACACGCCCCATGAACGCTATGTTGGGATTTCCCACAAACCCTTATAGGACAAGCTTTAGAGGTGGATTTTCGTTTGTCGGCAAAACTAATCTGCCGACATGATTCTCAATTCATTCTCAATTAGAAAGGAGTGAAAATGTGTTTACTAGAACAGTAAAACGTTCTGAGATTTTTGCAGAATTAGAGACTGAGCAAAACAAGCAATTTTTTGATCGCTTGGATAAAAAGTTTTTACATAATATAGATTCGTTCTACTACGTAATTAAAGTAAAGAATGACTGGAATTATGACCTGAATTGCCGTCTTTTTGTAAATTTCTTAGAAGGATATAGAGTAGATACAAAACGCTCATATGAGCCTGTAGTGATGTTTCAGAATGATGATAAGTTTAAGGATTTATCGACTAAATGGTTAATGAATGGGATTAGTTTTGGAAAGTATGAATATGATATGGGCATTCCTGATAAATTTCATGCCTTTGTTATGAATCGTTCTTTGAATGCTGATACTGCTGAAATTTGGGTGCAAATTCGTTCTCAATATTTATGGCTAGATGGTGAGTACAAAGCAGTTGAAGAAAGTATCAAAGAGATTAAAGCTGTTTTGGATGTTTTCGGAATTGAAATAGAGAAGATTACAGAAAACCGAATCGACTATGCTTATCATACAAATATCATCCAAGACCCAACTAATTTTTTCCAATCGAAGAATTTTAATAAAATGCAGAAAAGTCGCTTTGGTAGATGGTCTTTAGAGGGTAGTTTTAGGGGTCAATTTGAAACTGATACTGATTACTTTACTTTAGGTCGTAAGAAGTCAAATAACCTGTTTTTTAGGGTCTATGACAAAACTAAAGAGGTTATTGAACAGCAATATAAACAATTCTTTATTCAATTGTGGTATATGGAAAAAATGATTTCTTACTTTGATTTCTATTGCATAGAGAAAGCTTTTCTTCATACTGGAAAGAATAATTATAAGTATTTAGAAATTGCTAGATTAGAATTTTATCTGGAACATGGAAAGAATGAAAATAATAAATCTGAGATATTGGATTTAATTACTGCCAAAAGTAAAGATTATGAAGCTATTGAAAAATTGGCTGATACGTTGGTTCCTAGAGTAACAAAGATTATGAACATAGAAATTGAGACTAAGAGAAAATTCTATCGTTCTATGGATGAATCAGTTAATAATTTATTGCAGCTTCGTTCGGAGAATGTGCCTGATTATGCTAAACAGATATATTTAAAATTAGATAATAAACAGGTGTTTCACGACCATTTAGTTTGTAATAATTTAAAACAGGAAGGCATTATTCGTTTTTTAGATTATAAAGCTAAAAATAAGTTTGGGAATCCTTGGACTGATAAAGCAAAATTTCCTACTGCGGATTGGTGGAAGAGATTACAGACTACAAAAGTAAACCGTAGGTTTAAAGTGGATAGTGTCAAACTAATGAGGCAGTACCAGCAAACATTGAGTGCTACTATCATGAAAAAGAAAATTACAAATGCTATTAGTACATATAGTCTTTATATCCATGGGGAAGATGTTCGTAATGACACATATGACGATATTATGGATTACATGTCAACATTGAATGAAACAGATGTGGAAAAAGCGATAGAATATAAGCGAAAAAAAATGACCTTGCTTGCTGATCGTCTGGAAAACGTAGAAGGGGTTTCGAAAATCGAAAAACAACTTCGCGTGTACGATGCAGAAACAGGTCAATCCTTTTAATTTATGCTAAGTATAACATATGTGAGTTTAATAGAAAATATGAAGGCTGTCTATATTATAGACGGTCTTTTTTGTTACACTTAAAAGAAAAAATAAAAAGGAGAAATTTCCAATGGAATTTAAAAAAGAGGTAGATATGCCGAGACCGAGAAAATATGATTATCAAAAAGATTTGCCTGTTAGACTATTTATAAATGCACCTGTAAAACTACTAAATGATATTGAAAAACTAGGATTCTCTCAATCTGATATACAAAAACAAATAGAAATGTCGAAAATTGTCGAACGATTTATGGAAGATTTTATCGAAAAAAATAGTAAAAAGGATTGATATTGTAGGCTTTTTTTTTTACTATAATAACAGAACAAGATTCAAGGTCGAAAACCTGTTCGTATTTTGTTCATACTAAAGTAGGAGGTCATGAAATGAAAGCAGAATTTATTATTACAAAGGTTAATCACTATGATATGGGAGATAACAGAGGTTTATCTGTACGTGTTGTAGGTGATAAACAAGTTACGAATAATAGTTTTGGTTTGGATATTTCGGAGGCTACTGTTTCTGATTATGCTGAGTTAAGAAATTTGCAAAACCACAAAAACGCTCTACCAGCAAAATTTAGATGTGATTTTTCTTTATCTACTGTTAAAGCAGGAAACGGTAAAGAGAAAACTGGTGTTGTTCTAAGTAATCTTGAATTCCTAAATTCAGTTGAATTTATGGATGTAAAAACTGCTGTTAAGGCGTAATGTTTAAAAGTTTTTATGATGGTTTGTCTGCGGGTCTGAATTCTCAACCCGTAATCAAATATATTGCAATTGGCTTTATCGTCTTATTGATTGGAATGAAAATTTATAAGTGGTGGGCTAGTTTCAAAAATAGGTTGTGATACATATGAATGAGGAAAATGTCCAAACAGAAGAACAAATTAGTCAAGAAGAGCAACCAACCGATACTGAAGAAACGCACGATCAAGTTGAGGAAAAAACCGAAACACAAGAATCCACCGAACAGAAAGCAGAAGAGGAATCGCCAGATGAAGCCAAAACAGAAGAGCCTGAGTCTCACACACAGGAAACTATTGCGGTGCCTGATGATTCGGAAATGTTAGCTACTATGAAATCAATTCAAGAAGCTACTACATGGAATTTTGCTGTTAGCTGGATAATAGTTTGCTTATTATTCTTCATACTTTTTTTCACTGCTATGAAAGCTGGTAAGAACTAATGGAACAAATAGTTGAAATTGGCTTTAAGTACGGTATGTTGTTAGCTGGTTCTGTTGGTTTGGTTGGGTATTTAATCGGATTAGGTATTAACCTTTTAGAGAATTTTGGAAGGGGGTGAAATTAAAATGGAAGCAATCACTTCATCTATTACAAGTGAATTTGGAGAAATCGTAACTGCTGGTGTAACTGTTCTTGGTTCTGTTGCTGTTGCTGGTCTTGTATTGTTCGGCGGTATCTACGCATGGAAATACGGTAAAAAAGTTTTCTCTGTTATCGCAAAATAATCTTAGCGCAATTATTACTAATTACCGAACCCTTGAACCGACATTCAGGGGTTCTTTTTATAGGCGGTGACTTATGAAAAAATTTCTACCGATATTTCTTGTATGTATTGTACTAGGAAATTTGTTTTTAGTAAAACCAAAACCTGCAAATGCGATGGTTGCCCCCATTGCGGGGGCTTTAGCTGAAAAAGTGTTTATTGGTATTACTGAAAAAGCTGGTGTTAAGTATACAACTGAGAAGGCAGCAGAAAAAGCTATGAAGCGTTGGAATATGGAAATGTACAACGATCTAGCAATGCAAACTAATTTAAATGGTGTAAATGATGCTATTCAAAAGGCTGAAATTATTCCATTTCCAGAATCAGATTCTCGTTCTGGAAAGTTTGGAAAGGTATTAATTAAAGGTGCTTTGTTTGTTACTGGTGCAGATATTGCTATAGATATTTATCAAAATATTACTAAAGCACAAGCTGAGAAAACAGCACTTGAATTATTTGAAACAACTGATATTCCAGCTGGTCAATATACATCGCTACGAGGTTTTAAGTTAGTTCCTCATATGTATTATAGCGATAGAGTTGATTACTACGATTTAACAAATGGAGATTTAAAAAAACAGATTGGAACTAATACTCCAAGTATGCCTGGACCAGCAACTGTTTCTTATGAAGAGTTCGAGCGAAATGGAGTTCCTTACGTTTCTATCTATGGTAATGCTATTCCTTTTTATTGGCCTGAGAGAGGTATGGAACCTTTAACAGGTACTATAGATATGCCAAAAATAACTTGGGATAGTTATAAGGAAAAAGCACCTACTACTACATCAGAAACACCTATAGGTTGGTCTGATTTAGAAGCTGGACCCGTTGGAACATTTATGAATGATTATAGGACAGCAGATGAAGCAGGAAAGGAACAGATTATTAAGGAAGTTGAACATGCTTATCCAGATGGTGTTGAAATTGTTGTTCCTTTAGATGAAACAGGAACTTCTGTTGACCCTAACTGGAATGATGAACCTTATAACTGGAATGATCCATTACCAGAAACAGTACCAGCTGAACCTGTTACTAATCCAGACACTGGAACAAATCCTGACCCTGATACTGGTACTAATCCTAATCCTGATACTGGTACTAATCCTAATCCTGATACAGGAACTAATCCAGACCCTGATACTGGTACTAATCCTAATCCTGATACCGGTACTAATCCAGACCCTGATACTGGTACTAATCCTGATGACCCTACGGGTGGAGATGGTGATGAAACTTCAGGTGATGACCCTACGAAAAAGAAATTGGATCTAACTCCTTTATTAATTGCATTAGGAAATATAAAAGATAAATTCCCTTTCTCTATTCCTTGGGATTTTGAAAGGCTTTTAAGTCAATTTAATGTTGAACCAAAAACACCGAAATTTGAAATTAGGTCTGATAAGGATATAAAACTTAGTGGTTTTACCATTCCAGTTAATTATAACTTTGATGTTAGTTTTGATATTTTTGATGGTTTAGCAAAAATTGCTCGTTGGGGTTTGATTATTGCCTTTGATATATTTCTAATCTTTTCATTACGAAGAATGACGCCTGATTGATGGGAGGATATCATGGACGTTTTTATAGATGTTTTAAATTGGTTCTTTGAACAGCTGGGAGACATACTGGAATTTATTTTTGGGATTCTTCCTGATTCTCCTTTTTTAGAAATGGAAACAGAAAAACCTGAAGGTGTGGAACTTGGTTATATTACTTGGTTCATACCTTTTCCCACTATGTTAATTCATACTGGATTATTTTTGGTTGCTGTTGGTCTTTATTATGGTTTTAGAATACTAGCCAGATGGCTGAAGTTGGTGAGGTCATGATTGAAACTTATGTTGGAACAATTGGAAGTGGAAAGAGTTATCACGCATTAGAAAAAGTTGTTGAAGCTTTGAAAAAAGGGAAGTTTGTAGTCTCGAATTTTCCTTTGAATTTCTCTGATGGAATGGTGAAACGTGGATATGCAGACCGTTTTATGTACGTTCCAGATGAGTTTTTAATGGGTGAGGAAGGTGTTTCTTTTCTTTTCCAATTACAAAAGAGAATGGATTTTTATGAGAATGGTGGGGAAGGTGCTTGTCTAGTTGTTATAGATGAAGCAGGCAACTACTTTCCTCCTGATGATAATCAGAAGTATTCAAATAAGTTATGGAAACTTTTTTTTACTCAATCTAGGAAGATGGGATATGATTTTTTATTGATTTGTCAGGATGAAGCTTCACAGATCAATAAGACAATTCGGAAATGTGTAGAGTATCGAGTCTTTCATAGAAAAGCTAATAACGTTTTTCCTTTTAAGTTGCTGCCATTCACTTTATTTATGTACGTGACTTACTGGGGTCCGAAAAATCAAAGGTTAGGTTCTGAGAGCAGTATTTATTCAAAAGCTTTTGCAAATCTATATAAAACTAATATGATGTTCGGAAAAATCGACGAGAAGTTTGATTTGGACTTTGACAAGTTAGAGAAAGAACTAGGATTTAGTTTGGACTTTGGAAACTGTTTAGTAAAAGAGGAGGTTGCTGTTTAATGGCTTCAGAAATGAGATTACGATTCGATGATGAGGAAATTAAACCTAAGCTTGAGGAAATTGCTTCAGCTATGGGCTTGAGCTTAAATGGATTAGTTAATCAAATTATTAAAGCTCGCTTTTCTGAAGAGGACAGAAAATATCTTCAGTTAATGTTTGATATTGTAGAATTTCAGAAGGAGCATCCAGCTTGATATGGAAGAATTCTTTTTAAATCTAGGGACAATTATTATGCTCGTTATCTTTGAAATCATAGACTCTTTCCTTTGAGAATACTTTTTCTTTTAAAAAGGAAGAATTCTTCTTGATAAAAGGAAGAATCTTTGTTATCCTTTATTTATCAAGTAATAGAGGTGATTTTTAAAATGACAAAAGTAAAGAAGAACATATTAGTTAATAGTGAAATTATGGAAAAGAAGTTTCCGAAAATCATGGAAGCAATTCAATTAAGAACAGATACAATGATGGAAAGTTTTGATTTGCCAACACGCAAAATTAAAGAAACTGATGTTTGGGACTTTGTTTTATCTGAAGCATATGAAAGTTTGGTTGAACAAGGTCTTATAGATCGTGAGCCTGAAACGGAGGTTTGACATGGTTTCTAAAAACATAATTTTTATGTGGATTGCTTGTATTCTATGTTTTCTCTTGCTTCAGTTGGTGGACTATTTAA